TTTAAACCAAGAATGCACTGCGAGGATTTCATTAACAATGAAAGACTATATCGAGTTTTAAATAAATTTATTACAATTAAATATGAATATCAAGGAAACGAAGAAGAATATAATCCAAGCTGGACACAAAGCGGTTGAAGAGTTAATTAAAGTTGCTAGAGAAGAAATAGTTGATTCAGACGAGGATATATCAGCTGATAGATTAAAAAATGCGGCAGCTACGAAGAAGTTAGCTATATTTGACGCATTTGAAATATTAAATAGAATCCACGAGGAAGAAAATATGTTGGAAGGTAAAACTGAAGAGAAAAAGGAAAGTACTTTCAAAGGATTTGCAGAAGGAAGATCTAAATAATGTATAAGCAAACATTATATAAAGTAGTAGAACCTATAAAATCAAATACCATTAAAAGACTTAACAAGTCTAAAAAGTGGAAATATGGTTATAATAAAGAAAATGATATTGTTGTTATTTCTAAGACTGGACAAATTGGTGAAATACTTGAAATCCAAGGTTTTCAAATAGCTTTACCTAAGCAACCAAAAGAAGTATATTCTTGTAGTAAAAAACAAGAAGAGCAAAAATGGAAACAGTTTCCAGCTAATCCTGATTTTAAAAGAATTAAAACAGTATTTGATTGGCAAACATATCCAGATGATTTTAAAGAAAAACATTACGGATATATAGACGAAGAGTTTAGAAGAAGAGAAGAGGGATTTTGGTTTACGAACAATGGTAAACCAACGTATATAACGGGTACACACTATATGTATCTACAGTGGAGTAAGATTGATGTTGGTGCTCCAGATTATAGAGAAGCAAATAGATTATTCTTTATATTTTGGGAAGCTTGTAAAGCTGATAATAGAAGTTATGGAATGTGTTATTTAAAAAACAGACGTTCTGGTTTTTCTTTTATGAGTTCAGCTGAAACAGTTAATCAAGCTACTCTTGCAAGTGATAGTAGGTTTGGTATATTATCTAAAACAGGTGCTGATGCTAAAAAGATGTTTACGGACAAAGTGGTACCTATTAGTTTAAATTATCCATTCTTCTTCAAACCAATACAAGATGGTATGGATCGTCCAAAGTCTGAACTAGCATATAGAGTTCCTGCTAAAAAGTTTACTCGTAAAAAAATGAGGGAACGTGAGGAACAAGATGACATGGAAGGTCTTGATACAACTATTGACTGGAAAAATACAGGTGATAATAGTTACGACGGTGAAAAATTAAATTTACTAGTTCACGATGAAAGTGGTAAATGGGAGAGACCTGATAATATAAAAAACAATTGGAGAGTTACAAAAACTTGTTTGCGATTAGGTAGTAGAATAATAGGTAAGTGTATGATGGGAAGTACATCTAACGCATTAGATAAAGGAGGTGATAATTTTAAAAACTTATACAACAACTCAGATGTCACTAAAAGAAACCGCAATGGACAGACTAAGTCAGGATTATATTCTTTGTTTATCCCTATGGAGTGGAACTACGAAGGATTTATTGATGAATATGGACAACCCGTGTTTAACACTCCTAAAGAAAAAACATTTGATCCACAGGGAATAGAAATAGATTATGGAGTTATAGATCACTGGGATAATGAAGCAGAGGGATTAAAAGATGATCAAGATGCTTTAAATGAATTTTATCGTCAGTTTCCAAGAACAGAAGAACATGCATTTAGAGATGAAACAGGTAATAGTTTATTTAACTTGGTTAAGATATATGAGCAAATAGATTATAATGAGGGTATTAGAAACTCTTCAACAATAACACCTGGTAATTTTCAATGGACCAATGGAGTTAAAGATACTCAAGTTACTTTTAATCCAGATCCTAACGGTAGGTTTAAGGTTAGTTGGGTTCCAGGGCGAAAGTTACAAAATAACGTTATATTAAAAAATGGCGTAAAATATCCAGGTAATGAACACATGGGGGCATTTGGCTGTGACTCTTATGATATATCAGGAACAGTTGATGGAACTGGATCAAAAGGAGCTTTACATGGGTTAACTAAGTTTTCAATGGAAGATGCCCCAGCTAATACATTCTTTTTAGAATATATAGCAAGACCACAAACGGCTGAGATATTTTTTGAAGACGTATTAATGGCTTTAGTATTTTACGGAATGCCAATATTAGCAGAGAATAACAAACCAAGACTTTTATATTATCTTAAAAGAAGAGGGTATAGAAGGTTTAGCATGAATAGACCGGATAAGATTTGGAACAAGTTGTCTACCGCAGAAAAAGAAGTTGGTGGAATACCTAACTCAAGTGAAGATATAAAGCAAGCTCACGCTGCTGCAATTGAAATGTATATCAATGACCATGTTGGATTATTAGAAGATGGCACGTATGGTACGATGTATTTTAACGATACTTTAAATGATTGGTCAAAGTTTGATATAAACAAAAGAACAAAACACGATGCTTCGATAAGCACTGGTTTAGCCATAATGGCTTGTAATAGGCATTTGTATAAACCAAACTTAGATAGAGAAAAAACCTCATTAAACCTAAACGTATCCAAGTATAACAATAAAGGATTTCAATCAACAATAATAAAAAATTAATATATGACAGAGTCTGTTATAAATTTTCCATCCCAAGCGGTTAGTGATATTGAGAAAATGTCAATGGAATATGGCGAGAAAGTCGCAAAAGCTATAAAACAAGAATGGTTTGATGGAACTAATAATAAGTTTCAAGGAAATATAAATAGTTTCCATCAATTAAGACTATATGCTAGGGGGGAACAATCAATACAAAAATACAAAAACGAATTATCTATAAATGGTGACTTGTCTTATTTAAATTTAGACTGGAAACCAGTACCTATTATCCCTAAGTTTGTTGACATAGTTGTCAATGGTATGGCACAAAGAAACTTTGAAATAAATTGCTTCTCTCAAGATCAACATGGTGTTAGTAAGCGAACAAAGTATATGGAGTCTATACTTAGAGATATGAAAAGTAAAGAATTCAATGATTTAGCTAAAGCCGCTTTTGATATAAATTTATACGAAAATCCAAAAGAAACACTACCTGAAACACAAGAGGAATTAGCGCTACACATGCAACTTAATTACAAACAATCTATTGAGCTAGCTGAAGAACAAGCTATAAATGTTTTAATGGAAGGTAGTAATTATGATTTAATAAGAAGACGTTGTCTTTATGATTTAACAACAATAGGTATTGGAGCCACTAAGACTACATTCAACTGGAGTGATGGAGCTAGAGCTGAATATGTTGATCCAGCTAACTTAGTTTATTCATACACTGAATCTCCTTATTTTGATGACATGTACTATGTTGGAGAAGTTAAAGAGATACCAATAAATGAATTAGTAAAACAATTCCCTGAATTAACTGAAGAAGACATAAAAGAAATATCAGAAAATTCTAATATAGCAACTCATAGCAACAATAGATATAACACGGGTAGTGATAAAAATAAAGTTGAAGTATTATACTTTAATTACAAGACTCACGCAAATGATGTATATAAGCTAAAGAAAACAAGTAGTGGTGCAGAAAAAATCATTCCAAAAGACGATACGTTTAATCCACCAAGCGATATGGATGGAGATTTTAGCAAGTTAGAAAGAGTTGTAGAAACAATGTACGAAGGTGTGTATTTATTGGGTTGTCAAAAATTATTAAAATGGCAAATGGCTTCTAATATGATGAGGAGCGATTCTGACTTTAGTAAGGTAAAAATGAACTATCAAGTTGTTGCACCGAGGATGTATAAAGGTAAAATAGAATCTATAGTTAGTAGAATAACTGGTTTTGCTGATATGATTCAGTTAACACATTTAAAGCTACAGCAAGTTATGTCAAGAATGGTACCAGATGGTGTTTATCTTGATGCTGATGGACTTGCTGAGATAGATTTGGGTAATGGAACAAACTATAATCCACAGGAAGCTTTAAATATGTTCTTTCAAACTGGTAGTGTTATAGGTAGAAGTTTCACCTCTGATGGTGACATGAATCCAGGTAAGGTGCCAATACAGCAAATTAATCATGGGGCAGCTGGGGGTAAAATGCAGTCATTAATTCAAACATATAATTATTATTTACAAATGATAAGAGATGTAACCGGATTAAATGAAGCTGTAGATGCTACAACTCCAGATAAAAATGCTTTAGTGGGTGTGCAAAAACTAGCAGCTGCTAATTCAAACACGGCTACGAGACATATATTACAATCAATGATGTTTTTGACAGTTGAGGTTGCTGAGTGTTTATCTTTAAGAATTTCTGATATCGTAGAATACTCACCTACAAAAAACGCTTTTATTCAAGCCATAGGTGCTCACAACGTAGCAACACTAGACGAATTAAAAGAACTTCATCTTCATGATTTTGGTATATTTATAGAACTACTACCAGACGAAGAAGAAAAAATGTTATTAGAAAATAATATTCAACAAGCACTTGCTCAGCAGTTAATAGAACTAGATGATGCTATTGATTTACGTGAGGTTAGAAACTTAAAACTAGCTAATCAACTTCTTAAGGTTAAGAGAAAAAGAAAACTAGAGAGAGATCAGATAATTCAACAACAAAACATACAGGCTCAATCTGAAGCTCAACAACAACAAGTTCAAGCTCAAGCCCAAGCAGAAATGCAGAAAAATCAAGCTAAAGCAGATATAGACAGTCAACTAGAAGCTACAAAGAATCAATTGAAAATACAGTACTTACAACAAGAAGTTCAGTCTAAAAAAGATTTAATGATGTTAGAGTTTGAACTAAACTCTAAGATAAAGGGCATGGAAAAGAGCATCAATAACGAAAGAGAAAATATCAGAGAGGATAGAAAAGATAAAAGAGTAGATAGACAAGCTGCTCATCAAAAACAAATGATAGGACAAAGAAAACAGGGTGATTCATTTAATAACTTTGAGTCATCAGGTAATGATATAGTTACAGGGGGAGCTAATTTAGACAGGTTCTAACCTAATTTTTAATATTTTATAAAATTTTATTATGACAGAAGAAAACAAAGAGGTGCTTGAAGAAGTTACCGAAGAACAAGTTGAACAACCAGTGGAAGAGGTTGTTGAAGAAAAAACAGATGAATCTAAATTTGAAAGCGCTGGAGATGACAGTGTTATTAAAGTAGATTTAAATAATCCACCATCTGAAGAAAGCGAAGAGGTTAAAGAAGAACCCGCTAAAGAAGAAAAGGTGGACGTAGTCGAGGAGTCAGTTGCGCAAGAAGAAGTACCTGTGTTAGAAGAGGTTACAGAAGAAGATACTAATGAAGTTAAAGAAGATGACATAGAGAAAACTGAAGAGGCAGTTAAAGACGCTGTAATTGAGGCAAAAGAAACTGGAGAACCATTACCTGAAAATATACAAAAACTTGTAGATTTCATGGAGGATACAGGTGGTGATTTACAAGACTACGTTAATTTAAACAGAGATGTATCTAAAATGGATAGCTCTGAAGTTCTTGATGAATACTATCGTGCAACTAAGTCTCATTTAACTCCAGAAGAAAGAAGCTTTATGTTAGAAGAGAAGTTTAGTTACGATGAAGAGGTTGATGACCCTAAAGACATTAAGAGAAAGAAAATAGCCCTCAAAGAGCAAGTTGCCGAGGCTAAAGCCTATCTAGACGGGCAAAAGTCTAAATACTATGAAGATATCAAAGCTGGGTCAAAGTTGACCAAAGAACAACAAGAAGCTATTGATTTCTTTAATAGACACAGCAAGGATACTGAAAAGCAGAAGAAGTTAAATGAAGCTTCTGTTAAGGATTTTAACGAAAAAACTAATAAGGTTTTTAACGAGAATTTCAAAGGTTTTGATTTTAAAGTTGGAGACAAAAAGTATAGGTTTAACGTTAAAGACGTAGATAAAGTTAAATCAAAACAAAGCGATATTAGTAATTTTATTAATATGTTTAGTGATAAAGGCGAATCTACAATTAAAGATGCTAAAGGTTATCATAAGTCTTTATTTACAGCAATGAATGCTGATGCTATTGCTAATCATTTTTATGAACAAGGAAAAGCAGATGCTACAAAAGCTAGAGTAGCTAAAGATAAAAATATTAATTTAGACCCTAGACAAACTCACGGTGAGACAAACGTTGGTGGTGTAAAATATAGAGTGATAGGCGAATCTTCTTCTGATATGAAAAATAGATCCTTTAAAATTAGAAAGAAAAATTAACTTAAAAAAATTATAAATTATGGCAATTTCAAATCCAGGTGCCGGTCATTCCGGTGCTGCAGGTCAGTTGAATAGTGTTGCTGCTCCACAAAAAGCATTACTATCTTCTAACTATATAGATTTTACGAGTGGCGCTGGTAACGACTGGGGTCAACAATATCTGCCTGACTTAATGGAAAAAGAAGCTGAAGTGTTTGGTAATAGAACAATTTCAGGTTTTTTATCTCAAGTTGGAGCAGAAGAGGCAATGTCCTCAGACCAAGTAGTTTGGTCAGAACAAGGTAGATTACATTTATCTTATACAGGTTCACTAGTTGTAAATACTGGTGTTATAACTATAGCTAAAGATATTGATGGCAATGATATAACTACTACTCACGGTATACGACTTAACGATATGGTTATTTTAGCGACAGCTGAAGGAGCTATCAAATGTCAAGTAGGTGTTGTAAGTGGTGCTGATGTTACATGTTACCCTTATGAGGATGCTGATATTGGTGACACTGCTGCTTTTACAGCGGGTGCTACAGTTGATGCTACGATATTAGTTATCGGTTCTGAATTTGGTAAAGGTGTTCAAGGCCAAGGAGCTACTACAGCTACTGTTAACAATGGTTATGGACAAGTTAAACCTACTCATCAATCATTTTCTAACAAACCAATTATTATAAAAGATTACTATGAGATCTCAGGATCTGATGCTTCTCAAATTGGTTGGGTTGAAGTTTCTGGTGAAGCTGGACAAAACGGTTATCTTTGGTACTTAAAAGCTGAAGGTGATACAAGAGCTAGATTTGGTGATTATTTAGAAATGACAATGTTAGAAGCTGTTAAAGGTGTTGCTGCTGGAAGTACTGACGCTGATCACGGTGTTGGTGGTTTATTAGCTGGCAATACGATTGGTACAGAAGGTTTATTTGCTGCTATTGAAACTAGAGGTAATGTAACTACTGGTGTAACAGGTGTTAACGCTGCTACTGACTTAGCTGAGTTCGATGCTATTTTAGCTGAATTCGATAATCAAGGTGCTATTGAAGAAAACATGATGTTTGTAAATCGTTCAACTGCTTTAGCAATTGACGACATGCTTGCTTCAATGAATTCTTACGGAGCTGGAGGTACTTCTTACGGGGTGTTTGACAACGACGAAGATATGGCATTAAATTTAGGTTTCTCAGGATTCAGAAGAGGTTCTTATGACTTCTACAAATCTGACTTTAGATACTTAAATGACAAAGCTACAAGAGGTAGTATTAACGCTAGAGATGCTGTTGCTCCTTTAAGAGGTGTAATTGTACCAGCTGGTGTTAGTACTGTTTACGATCAACAATTAGGAAAGAACCTTAAGAGACCTTTCTTACATGTTAGATACCGTGCTTCGCAAACTGAATCAAGAAAAATGAAAACGTGGACTACAGGTTCTGTAGGTGCTGCTACTTCTGATCTTGATGCAATGCAAGTACATTATTTATCAGAAAGATGTTTAATCACTCAAGGTGCAAACAACTTTATGTTGATGAAGTAAGATACTTTATTTATAAGGGCGGTCTAGTATCGCCCTTATATTTTTTATTAATTATATTATATATTATATTATGGCAAAAAAGAAAAAAGAAACTAAGGTCGAAGAACCTATAGTTGAAGAAACGGTTATTATGGAAGAACCAGTGGTTGAAACTCCTAAGGTAAAAAAAGAAGTTAAACCCGAACCAAAAAAAGATACTTGGAAGTATAAAGATAGAATCTATTACTTAAATGGTAGAAAAAAACCTTTAACGTATATTATTAAAGCTAGTGGTATATATTATTGGGACGAGGAAAAGGGATACGAAAGAGAGTTAAAGTACTGCTCTAATCAAAGAACATGTTTTGTTGATGAAATGAAAGGTGATCAAAGGCAAGAGCATATTGTTTTTAGATCTGGTGCATTACACGTTCCTAAATCTAAAACAGTTTTACAAAAACTATTATCACTGTACCATCCACATAGAGATAAACTTTACAGAGAATGGAAGCCTGAAGTTAAAGCTATGAATGAGATTGACGTTCTTGAATTAGAAATAAAAGCATTAAATGCTGCTCAAGCGTTGGATATTGATATGGCTGAAGCTGTTATGAGAGTGGAAATGGGTTCTAAGGTGTCAGAGATTAGCTCTAAAGAGTTAAAACGTGATTTACTAATATATGCTAAGAAAAATCCTAAAATATTCTTAGACCTAGTTAATGATGAAAATGTAATGCTTAGAAACTTCGGTATTAAAGCTACTGAAATGGGGATATTAAAACTATCGTCAGATCAACGAACATTTAGTTGGGGTTCTAATGATAGAAAACTAATGAATGTTCCATTTGATGAGCACCCATACTCAGCATTAGCTGCTTGGTTTAAAACCGATGAAGGAATGGAAATATATTCAAATATAGAAAAAAGATTAAACTAATAATCCTTTTAACTAATATTAATAGCCACTCATTATGGGTGGCTATTTTTATTTAAGTGCTAACCTTTCTACTTATTATGTAACTATAATATAGTAAAATATATTTATAAAACAAGTAAGATGATTAAGATAGATGACGTATATCAAAAAGTGTTAGTTTTAGCTAATAGAGAACAAAGAGGTTACTTAACGCCTCAAGAGTTTAATCTAATAGCTGATAAAGCTCAACTTGATATACTTGGTAATTATTTCCATGATATTAAAACAGCTCATTTAAAACCTAAAAATCAATCAGGTTTTGGAGATGAAATGGATATGTTATCTGAAAAACTACAACCCTTTCGCAAAACAACTACAACCACGCTAAACCCAGACGCGAATAATGATGATGCTATTTCTCCAACACTAGCTCTTCCAAATGATTTATATGCTATAGAAAGCATACACAGAAACGAAGGTGAGATTTTTGAATTAAGTAAAAAAGAAATACTATTAACTGAAAATCACCCGTTAACAAAAGCAACAATTAATAGAACTGTTTACGTTAGAGAAGGTGCTGATAGTGTAACATTGTATCCAACCCCAGTAGCAACTCAAGCTGTAGTTAATTTAGGCGTTGTTACACAAGGAGTTAACTTTACTGTTAATTACTTTAAAAAACCCGAGCTACCAAAATGGGGTTACGTGGTTGTTAATGAGAAAGCATTATATAGCTCAACAAATAGCATTGATTTTGAATTACATGCTTCAGAAGAAGAAACTTTAGTTACTAGAATATTAGAGTTAGCTGGTATAGTTATAAATAGACCAGATTTACAACAAGCTGCTATGGTTGATAAGCAAATGACTAAACAAGAACAAAATAATTAATTATGGGACTATTAGACAACCTAAATCAATCCACATATTATAACACAACGTCCGTTAAAGGTACATATCAATTCACAACAATGGATAATATCATTACCGCATTTATGATAGCTTATGTTGGTGAAGACAAGATAATACCAAAGGTAAATAGAACAGATGTACAGTTTCATGCTATGCGTGCTATACAAGAATTGTCTTATGATGTATTTAAATCAATCAAGTCTCAGGAGATAGAAGTAACAAATACTCTAAGAATGCCTCTACCGCATGATTATGTTAACTACGTGAAAGTAGTTAGATCAGATAGCAATGGTATAGAAAGAATATTATATCCTACAAATAAAACTTCAAATCCATTCCCTATAGAACAACAAACCACCCTTGGAGTTACTACATATAGTATTGGTGACAGTGGGTTAAACGAACAAGATGACGATGGTGTAGCGTCTGTAAATCCGTTTCTTGAAAATGATAATGCACCATTTAGTAGTGACACTCTTAAAAATTACCAAAATCAAACACCTTCAGATGCTTATAGTGACGATACGACTGACATTGAAATAGATAGTAGAGGAAGAAGGTATGGTTTAGATCCACAACACACTCAGGCTAACGGTACGTTTTTTATAGATAATAGAACTGGAACTATTCACTTTGGATCATCATTAGCTGGAGAAACAATAATATTAAAGTATATTAGTGATGGACTTGGAACTGATGAAGAAATGGTTGTACATAAATTTTGTGAAGAAGCTGTTTACAAACATATAGCTTATGCTATTTTATCTACAAGATCCAACATACCAGAATACATAGTTGCTAGATATAGAAAAGAACGATTTGCTGAAACTAGAAAAGCGAAAATTAGATTATCAAATATTAAAATAGAAGAGTTTACCAT